CTACAAGCTTCTTTTATTGTTCATTCCGTTCAAATCTTCTCTCATTATATGAATCAGTGTATCGATACCCGAGTGAGACCTAGATGCTAATCGCACCAACAAATGATCAATATACTCATACAAATGACGATCTCTCAAAATATACTCCCCATAAAACGGAATAACAAAGAAATAGAGCAAATCAGCAAATTCAAGTGCAACGTCATCTTCATCTTCATCCTCTAGCGCCTCTCCAACACATTGAATCAACCAATCCACATCTGCTTTCTTCTCAATCGGAACATACATCAATTGATGAATACAGTCCGTATCCTTCGTTTGCAGCAGCTGCTCCGCCGCTTCCTTTGATAAAGCACCAATTTCTTTAGAAGATATATTAAGAACCGCTAGTTCATTCTCTGATCTGTCTTGATCCATTTGCAGCACATTTTGGTCCATCTCGACTCACTCCCCGTTCTCAGATACTTTTATTATAAGGAATTCGTCTGATTTTTTATGGAAATGGTGGATTTTTTTATGTAATTTTAAACAAAAAGAGCATCCAACAATTGATGTTCAACTTCAATTCTAAAAAAACATCGCGCTTGATTTGAATCTATGTGTATTAGTAGATTGAAGGGTGAGAGAGTGAAGTTGAAACAGCCATAGATCAAGGAATAATGGTTGAAATGATTCTTGTAGACGGGCTTGGAATCTTTTCTGCGCAGCTGACCTTTTTACACATGACTTAAGCGGCACCAGTTGCAGAAGCAGCGAAACCCACTCCCTTTGTGGAAGTGGGTTTCAGCGCTTTTTTGATCCAAACAATCCAAACACGATGACGAATACAAGAATAATCGCCACCCAAGTCGTCAATCCCATATGTTCACCGCTTTTCTCTTTAAAAGTCTTTTATTCTAACGCCTGAAAAGAGGTGAGGATTTCGATTTCATTTGTTCTTATATTTTTCCATCATTCATTAGAAATCAAATTTGCCGTAAGTGACCAATACGTGACCAGTAAAAAAACAAAACAAAAACCCCTATATTTCAAGGGGTTTTCGGGGGGTGTTACATCATTCCACCCATGCATTGCCTAGTTATATGTGTTTTTATGAACTTATATAAAGTGAAGTGGAAAATTACCTAAAGATGATTTAATACGATCGCTTTTACATCCCTATATTCATTTATACAGCTTTCGGCATCAAAAATGGCATCAAAAAAGCCATCCATAAGGACGGCCGGGATGAGGATGATATGATACAAATTTAATTATTTTTTTAGATATTCTGGATGTAAAGGCAATTTAAAAAGCCCTTCCGTTTGGAGGGGCTTTTTCATTTTTTTATATTCCTATTCCCTTACTTAACATTCGTTTTTGGATGTTAGTTAGAGTCGATACCTCTAATAATTCAGGGCTCTCCATAAGGACTTCTGCAATTTTTTTTCTAATATTATCTTGTTTTTCAACAAGAGCTCTCTTTAGGGTTCCCCAATTTGGTTGGCCATTTTCTGTTTCTATTTCAAAAAATCGGTCATCAGCATTGCCAGCATGAAATAAAGTGTCAAAAAGTATTCTCCCATGTATATTTTCGAATGAAATATTACGGTTTAATTCAGGTTTTAATTCGTGGAGTGACTCTTGAGCTTGAATCAATACACAGAAAGAATAATCATCCCTCTTTAATTCAATTGTTTTTAGAATACTCATTTTTACTCCTACCTTTCTTAAACACATTATACTCTAATTCACACGAAAATATTCGTCAATTAAATCTAATGCAGTTTTAATGGTGTTTTGCCAAGATTGTTCACTAGCCATTCTGGTTGTATCATTTTTCTGATCATAAGAATCCCAATGAAAAAAAACATCTCTATTATTTTTATAATATCCATAAAGTTTATTCAAGTATTTTATTTTTTGCTTTGAACCTACTTTATCATTATATGCTGTCTTTAAGCAATAAGTTCGTTTTATATTAGTTTTTTCTTCAAAAGCTTTACGGAAAGAATCACCTGAATTAATGTTATGTTTGTCCAACACGTATTTCAAAAATCCTTCCATACCTCGGAATGCAGGGAATACCAAATATGTATAATCATACATATCTCCTTGCAGCTCTAGATTTAAAACAGCCTGTTTTAAAGTATTCTCAAGTTTATCTGAAAGCAAAACATTTTTATTTGGAATTAAAGACTGATAACTGTACTCAACAGTTTTCTTATCAACATCTATATTATGGTAGCTCGTTAAAACTTCATGTGCTTGCTCTGGATTAACAAGTTCAAGTACATAAGTTTGAGTGACTGAAAAAATTGTTTCGGGTTTACCTTGTAACATTAATTTATTCTTTGTTTTATAATAAATAATAGTGAGTTTTTCTTTACCTTTTTGCAAGACCCATGTAATACTATTCTTCTCTTCCTTGTCATTAACGATTATATTCTCTATATCTTCTTCCACAATAGAAAGAACTAGCTTAAATTCCTCTAAATCAATGTGTTCTACGACAAGATAATTATCTCCTGTTTTAGGCTGTTGATTATTATTTAATGCTTTTTTAGCTAAAGAATCGACTAAATCATTATATTTATTATTTGAATGCCCTTTAACCCATTCAAATGTGATATTTATTTTCTCTTTTTTCGCATCAATAAACTCTTTGTATTCCTGAGCGACAAAGGTTTTAGCTTTCCATTCTTCTTTAGCCCATTTCGCAATACCTTCGTAGTCATGGTAAATATGAATATTATCAAATTTCAATTCAATTGCTTTTTCAATAGCAACCATCGTTCCCCATAACTCACCAGCCACATTCCTTGACACAAGGGCATTTTCCCTATTATCACTATTACAATCTTTATACTCTTCGCCATCAGGTAAAATTAATACAAGACCGTAGGAATATCTTTTTAATTCATCTTTGTAACTACCATCAACATATGCTATAACAGTGTTCTCTTCATCAAGTTGAATGCCTTCTTTTGAAGACACAGTTGCTGATGATTGCTTTTCACATTGCAAATATACCTCTGCTTCCTCCTTGCTGAGAAAGCTTTTATATTCAGCTTGACTGTACCCATTTACAGCACTCTTACACTCTTCCCAATTATAGAAAATACCTGTTACATGTCCTTTTCTAACTGCGTATACTTTTGTTTTTTTAGCCATATCCATTCCCCTTATTAAAGTTATCTAAACCAATATATCATTAATAAAAGGAAAAATGGTGATCAATTCCATAATTTTTTTATTTTTTCACAACAAGTGATTATTAGGACTTATATAAATAACATTTCAACCCATTCTAACCGCTCGTTTTTCCATCATAGGGTCGGTATTTCTTCCGCCCTTCTTCTAAATCTTTTTTCAGTTGCTCAACATCTGATTTTAAGAATAAAACAGTTTTACCCACTTTTTTTATCGGGCTTACTCGACCGTCAGTATGCAATTTACTCATGCGCTGCTTGTTAACATTTAAAATTTCCTGTGCTTCAGCTGAGGTGAGGACCTCATTTTTCATGAAGTCCTCAACTTGCTGCCGGTTCTTCAAATGATATTCCATGTTATTTTCTCCTTACATCTTTGATGATTACAAAAAGCGTTGCAAGTATTAAAGCGGCCATGAATACCGTTGTGAAAGTGTTTGTCCATATTGAACGAGTTACAATTGAAGCTGCGCTCAAGAGGATCATAAAGAAGATCAATTGTTTTTGGTTCATATTATATGCTAGAGTGGTTATAATTATATTGAGAAGCGAGCGATTAACTCGCTTCCCTAGTGTTAGTCCTTCTTATTATCTTTGTTTGCGTCGTGTGATTGTTGGGCAATCCACGCTATAGATGCAACGTAAAAGATGATTTGAAGGACTTTTATCATGTTGTCTAGCATTTCCTCACCTCCTATATTTATTATACTATAACTATAGACAAAAGTCTATAGTTTGGGTAAAAAAAGACCTCCCTTTTAGAGAGGTTTTTCCGCTTTCATTTCAATGATTTTTCAATGGCCTTCTTTGTTTTCGGCCCATAAATGCCGTCTGCCGTTAGACCATTCATTAATTGAAATCGTTTGACTGCATCCGCTGTTTTCAGTCCATAATAGCCGTCAACACCGTGGTTTTTTGCTCCCTTTTCAGGATAGAAGAAAAGAGCGGATAGAGCTTCCTGTACGGCTTTTACGCCTGCCCCCTTAGTAAGAGGTTTCGTAACTTTTAAAATGCCAGATGGCAGGTTGTATGTCTTTTTAGAAGTGTTTGTTTTAGGCTTAGATGTACTTTTTGATGGTGATGATTTAATAGGCGATGTCTTGATTGGTTTTGCAGAAACTTTATTTGATAGTAATGACACCAAGACAGGACGCTTACCTGCTTGAAGCTGTGATAAAGTCAAACCGCCCATCATTTCAAGATGTGGGTAGTCCTTAAAACTCTTCCAGTCTCCACCCCACGAAAAACCTAGTGATTTTCCGATTTGCGCTACTCGGCGCCATTTCTCGTTAACTGTCCAAAGCGCTTTTTTTCCATCCTCACTTAACAGAACGTAATCAATCGCTAAACCATAGTTGTGATTTGATTGACCACCTTTGGCATTGGTGACAATTTTCCCAGGAGCGGTTCGGCCTTGAGCGTAAAGTTTGTTTTGTTCTGCAAACGAACGGTAGCCAGAAGTAATCTGTACATAGATACCTTCTTTGTATGCTTGCTTGATCATTTCAATTGCGCTTTCTTTTACAACACTGTTAATGCCAGCACCCATATTCCTAATCGAACGATCTATAAGAGTTTGCAATCCAATTTTTTCAGCCATGTTCATTCTCCTCTGTATTCTTTTTTTTAAAACAAAAAAGCCGCCTAATGGCAGCCGTTTATTTTGAGAGGCCTTTTTGTTTCAGAATTTCTTTTTGTTTTTTTCCTTTTTCGGTAACATAGTTATTTTTAAACCATGCGATAATTGTTGTTATAAGCAAAAATGCCGTTGATCCAGCCAAATATAATGAATCAGCAAGGGTTGTTACCTGATCATCTGTAATTGGTAATACCGGTTTTCCAAACATCACAAGCGTTTGATTAATAAAAGCAATTAAAAGAAGCACTGTACGGATCACAGTGCCTTTGTCGAAGTTTTTCATATTAAATTCCTCTTTTCTTTTATTTTTGAAGCATTGTATAAACAAGAGCGATCCCGCCGCCAATTACACCAGTGCAAACAGCGGTTATAATCGCACCAGTAATAGTACGCTTAATCCATGTGGTGTTTTCTTCAATTTTGTTAAGCTGATTGTTCAAACTTATAATTTGCTGATCATGCTTGTCTTGACCTCTTTCAAGTACAGAAACACGTTGTTCCAAAGCTTTTTGACTGGTTTTTAATTCAGACACATCTTTTTGTATAATGTTCACATCATTAACCTCCGTCATCCCTGACATGAGTTAGCCCCCCTAGTCCTATTTCAAGTTCCTCACCTCCTTAAAGAAGGTAAAATAAAAACGCCTATTCAGCGTTTGTTTGATATTCTTCTTTTGTTATTTCTTTATATTGTTCCGGCGTTATCTTCCCAAAACGTACAAATTTTGCAACGTCTTTTTCTTTATAACAGGTCCACTGATAGAACAATGAAATACTACGGAACCAATCCAATTAAATTACCCCCTTTTCAGTCAGTAACATAACAAGTTCTGCTGTTGTTTTTGATTGTTCTTCTGCTCTCTTTTCTGTCTCTGCCAGTTGCTGGAGCAAATCAGCATTTTGCTGTTTTAACAGCTCAATATCTGACGGTGGACCTGGATCAGGCTGCAAACTATCAATGTATTCTTTAGATGCCGCCTCGAACCATTCTTCTTTTTTGGGATCATACTTTGCAATAAATAGCCCATCTGGCGGCTGTTTATCTGTATAGCCTTTAGGTATTGCTTCTCCGTTATCTACATCTACTAAAATATCTTTGCCTGCTTGCCAAATGTAATTATCATCATATTTATACACCCAGATCATACTCGCACCTCCCATGCTTACTTTGCTTTAAAACGGAATCCAAACGTAATAAATTCATTAGGATTTACCGTATTAGAACAAGATTGAACGCAAACTCGACCGTCAGTACCTATATAGGTTCGGTGATATTGTGGTACACCCGGTGTTCCCAAACTGGATGCTACTCCAATAAAGTGCATGGATTGCAATGGTAAATATCCATCAAGCAGTGTAAATGCCTCGACATCATTACCTATCACCCCACCAGTAATAGATCCAATGATCTCCACCACGCCAAAAGCATCTTTTGTGTAGCGTAACGTGTGTGGAAATCCATCTGATGATACATATTGCTTCCACCCTTTTGACAATGAAGGTGTTTTCCAAGTGGCCACAGCATCTCCGTCAGTTATGAGACGTTTCCAACCTCGAAAAACACCGTTTGTATGGACCGTTGCATGCCACATTGTATTTTTAAAGCTGGCTGTTGCTAGAATCATTTTACGGCCTGACCCGCCGTCTCTTATATCGTAGTAAAACCAACCTGTATCAGTCGGGTCAGGATTGTTTAAAAGACGGTTGTTAATTCCATAATATAAGCCAGGTGGGAGCGTTAATAAATCCGTTCCGTCAGGTATCAGTTTTGCTAACCCATTATCCTGCGTGAGCTTGTATAACTGACCATTGTTCCACTTAGATTTTTCGACTTCGGATGTGTGTAATATTTTATCAGTAGCATGACTATCAAAATCTGCCTTTGAAGCTTGCTTAATGTTATCGACATTACCTAACCCGACCTGTGATTTAGTGACAGCATGGGGGTTATTTTTGGCGTTAGAATGTGCCGCTATATCATTCGATAAAACCTTTAAACCTGCTGTAACTTCAGTTGTTGCTGCTGCTTTACTTTGCAACTCGTTTAAAGCCTCATAGGTGCCATTCATGTACCAGTTGAACCAATCGGCAGGCGGATGGTCCATTGGTTTAAATCCCTCACTAATTTTACTTTGTGGAGGCTTTTGACCTGCGTTGTCCCATTGTGGTATTTCTTTTGTAAAAGCCATGCTTTCCCTCCTTATTAGATTGGTAGTGGATAATCATCCTCTGGTTCAAAGATGCCACCTAATGTGCCACCGTCTGTTCCATCAGATGAAAACCCGAATTGGCTTGTCTCGATTTCATCAGGAATAGATGAAAAACTGAAAGTTCCATTAAGATTGATATAAGCAACTCGGACACCAGCAGCAACTGTTTTTTGCACAATAGATGAAAATTGCGTGGCGGACATTCCTACTTTATTAAGTGCTTCAAGTGGTGCCTTTTTCACAATGATTGCAGCTGGTTCATCTTCATTATCTTCTTTCACAGTGTAGATATTTATCTCTTCATAAGCACAATTCAAAGTCTTCGCAAGAGCTTCTATAATACGGTTTGTTGTTCCATCAGAGATGTTCCGTGCTACTTTACCACGGATCAGAACCCTATAAATTTCATCTGTGGCTCTGCCTCTATTTTGAGCAACGTTATCACCTATTAAATCAAGACCATGACCTTTTGCATTATCTATATCACGCCATTTTTCTGCGGTAGTCAGCGTCTTCCTCACTGCGGTCAGTTGTTCATCTACAATTAAAAAAAGCTTTCCGATATTGCTTTTCTCATCTTTCTGAAAAGCATCGGTCAGCTTATTGATTAAGTCCTTTATCATACATGTACCACCTCGATTTCCGAGAAAAGAACTTGTGCCACTTGTTTAGGCTCAATCTCTATGTTCGATTGTCCGAGAGTATCACGAGTTTTCCCAATCTTGATCACAACATCATCAACACCAGCCACTTGATACACAGCATTATATAGTTGAGACAAGATAACATCGTCGCCCATTTGAGATCCAGTGAATGAAGACCCCGATTCGTCCACACCACCAATTTTATATACAACATTATTCTTGATCAGATCCTCCCCATCTATGGGGAATGATGCATTTGTCTTTAATTCAAGGCGGACATAGATTTTCACCTCTTGAGCGAAATCAAAATTGACTGTATGATCAATTCCGCTTAAATCAGTAATGACAACAGATTGATTACCTACTGTTTCTATGCCTGCCGCTACACTATTAAAAAGTGAATCAGCCACATCTTCTTTTATACCTCCAAGTACATAAGCATGAATACTTTTAGGTGGGTTCCCGTCAGCATCTACTTCCATTGTGTTATTCATCACCACATTAGCTGAACGGACCCCGGATGTTTTTATCAGTGCTGCAATGATCCCGCTGTGCGTGGATGCTGAACTACCTTCCACGGACCTCTTAATTCGTGCACGATATTCTGAATCTATTTCAATATCGGAACCACCGGCGGCCGCTTCGGGATTGGTCACAGACGTGATATTTTCCGTTGGTTCAGCTTGCACAGTTATCGTATCAGCTGCCACATTGTTCATTGCGCCTTTATCGACTGATATGACATCAACTAAAACTTTTCCATTAGTATCAATTGTTGCTTCTTCAAGCACTTCAAAATATATGTCTGATTCCGTTGCAAACTGGGTTTCTTCTTCAATGATGTGACCCGGTTCACCTTCAATTTCAAGCGTCGCATATGATTCACTTGCCGGCTCTCTTGTAATTCCATTGTTATTGCCTAATCTATCAAGCTGCACCCCCTCAGACTTACTAACGAAGCCGCTGTTATATACTTTTTCAGCGATGTCCCAAACACCTGCAAGGAACCATGCAATGATCCTAAAAATAATTCCAAGAGGAGTCCGACTTGATGTATTTACATCCTCCCCGAACTGTTCCTTTGCCTTATCTTCCATTTCGTCTACAATGTCTGAATATGTTTTTCGCTGGAAACCATTTTCATTCAACAACATCAACACCACCTAACTGTAACTCTTGGCCGTCTTCTTCTTTGATCAATTTTAGTTTGATACGACTGGAGCGTGCTTTTCGATCAAATTGAAATTCTATATCTTCTACTGTGGCAATACGTTCTTCTTGAGCTATTGCCTCAATGATGTCATATTGCGCTTCTTCTTCATCGAGGTTTTTTCCAAGAAGGTTTTCACGATCGACACCTAAAAACTCATCTAGTTCAAACTCTCCTAAACTTGTTTTCAAGATCATTTCTACAGCTTGTGCCAGCTCTTCTTCGCCTTCGACCATTTCTAGTTCTCCATCTTTTAAAATAAGATCACCATTAACCAGTTTTAAAGTTTTCATCCGTCATACACCCCAATCACTACAGCATCTGTTATATCGTGTGTACGGGTACTATCAGGATCAAAAGGTTTGTTTGTTAAATTATCAAGCGCCCTATCTGCAAATGATAGAAATACCATAGCCCCAACCTTTATATCTGGCTCGACATGCTTTAACACAAGGGCGTCTTGTATCAATGGTTGTTCATATAAAGTGTCGTCGTCAGCCGTCATAAAGAGCGGTTTTACATCTGCCGTATGACTGGCAGCATCATAAGAAACGACCCTACCAGGAGCGCAAACATGAATCGAGTGCTTGATGCCTTTTATAAGATTATCGAAAAAATTCGTATCTGCTGCCATTAGATCACATCCGCTTCTGTGTAAAAATCGTTTCCGTCAAAAACATGCTTACCTTTTTTAACACGATACTTTCCGTTGGCTGTTTTGCTCTTTATGATAATAATTGAAGCGGTGGTTATGCGGTGTTGCAATAAGCATTTAACCGAGTACCCTTTAAGCTTTTCATCCTCAAACGCTTCAGGAGAGTCAAGCAAACCTGTTGATTCTTTTAACTCAAACCGCTCATCGTCCCCCTCTGTGATCGACCTGATAACAAGACGACCACGCCTGTAATACAAGGAAGCACCACAATCATGCACAACTTCTTCTAATTTCTTCTCGATACTGCCTGTGACTGTGTACCCTTTCTTATATACCTTGTTTCTAGGCAAAGACAGCTTCGCAAGTTTTATATCAAGAATGCGGATTAAACGATTTATAATTGTGCGGGCCGTGGTTCCTTTTTTAAACGTGATTTTCATGGATTGTTTTCTGTATTTCGCCTCACGGACTGTTTTGTATTTGATTGTTCGTGTGCTTTTGCGGACAGATGTCTTACCCGACTTCAATTTGACCACTTTTTTTGTTTCAACCTTCAATGGTTTCTTCAGCTTGTACCGCTTGTTGGCATAATATTTCACAGGAGCATCAGCGGTATTTTGATCAACCTTAATATGAGAGTAATCGTCTCCTTCTTTCATGAAAATTGAAGTGATTTTATCGACCCCTGTACGCCGTGTCAGTACCTTAGTAACCTTTCCGATGGCTAATACCCCAAAGTCGCTTTTATACCCCGCCTGAACGGTCATAGTAGCACCTTTTTTGATTTTATTGATCGTGCTACTACTTAGATTGAAAATCTCAACCTTTGTTTCATTTGGCTTTGCATCATCATCAAAGGGAACTTCAAAGCGAACTTCTAAGTCTTTATAATCAAAGGTCCCTTTATAAGAACCGCTATCAATCGTCACTTTAACAATACGACCGAATAACAATTTGTTATTATTCGTCGCCATCTTCTTCACCTTCCTCGCCAACATCGTCAATATACAGAAACACAGTTTTCATGAAGTTTTCTGATGAAAGCCGAGTTTCTGTATTTGATTCGTCTAACGGTACTAACGAAGGAGCTGGCAAACGATCATCTATAATGTCATCCCACAATGGCACATTTAAAATCATTTTTTCACCTAGTACGATTGGCTCCATGTCCATGTCATACAGGTCGATGGAATAGCTGTCATCAGTTTCGTTATAGTTGATTTGAAAAACAAAAGTGCTGTCAGCTAAGTCGATCTCAAACTGCTGCGGAATGTCTTCTATATCAATCGGAATATAGTCTCTCGTTGCCATTTTGCTCCCCCTACTTCACCCGTAATTTGACCCCTATAGGAATGCGGCGGTCAGGGTACTTATTCCAGCGTCTCAGCTGTGATAGGCTCGTACCGTACCACATTCTCATGTGGCTGTATGTTTCGCCTTTCTTCACTTTGTGATAGACGGCGCTTTTCTTCTTTGTATTTGATTTCTTCTTTTTCCCAGATGATTTCACTTTCTTTTTTACAAACGGACTTTTTGCAATACGGATTTCTTGTAACTCAACTGAGATAGCAAAGCCGTTTTTATACTCTCCAATATCACGGGATAGATTGGTAATGACTACGTTTTTCGCTACTTTTCTTCCTGTGTAGTTAAGCAGTTTACCCGCATACATCTGCTTTTTAAGATACGCAAAGTCTTTGTTTGGATTTTTGCCCAGCAAAAAACCCGAAATTGAAGTGATTTCGGGTTTTCGTTGTACATGATCCGTTATGGGAATTCCTTTTTCCACAGGGTATGATGTCACTTCTACTTCTGGATTATCCGACTCTTTTTCGTTAACTATTTTGATTTTCCCTAGCTTCGCCATCAATATTCCCCCTCTGGCTCATACATTGGGTTCAATTTATTCCAAACTTCATCCAACGCCTCTTGAACAGCTTGCTTAATACTGCTTTCGCTACCTGTTGCACCGCCTGAAACTTGAACGTAAATTGTTGGTGAAAAACTATTACTATTTGAAGAATTAGAATATGTTGTCGAACTAGATGAAGGTGTGTAAGCTGCGTCACTTAACATGCTGTTTGTTCTACGGTTGTTGTAAATTGTTGACCCGCCGGACAAACGCATAAGCTCTGGTCCTTGCTCACCAACCATTGCCCATTGATCACCAATGATACGGCCACCTGTTGCATATCCCTTATATGGACCACCCCGCGCCATTGATTTTAAACCCGGATGGTTATAGATGCCGCCGTATCGTCTATTAAGATAGTTAATTGCCGCTATGATTTGATGAACCGGGTTTTTAATATTGCCGTAACCTGGTTCTTTATAAGATGCAAATGTACTTGGGATAAACTGCATAAGTCCTTGTGACGGATGTCCAGCTTTCCAGTTACTATCCCATCGGTTGACTACATTAGGATTTCCGCCTGACTCTTTCATGGCGATGGTTTGCAGGGCATCAGCATAACTAGGACTAATTCCTTTAATCGAAATAGCTTGAGCAACCCATTTTTTAACGGCAGCAGATCCACCGCCGCCAAACATACCGCCAAAGCTCTCAATTTTTTTCTTTCCCCAACTCATTACGCCATCTTTTACCTTAGTAAATAGACCCTTTGCTATATCACCAAAACCTCCAGCTAATGAAGGTACTTTTCCACCAAACTTTTCAAAGGCTTTATTCATAAGCTTTGTAGGATTAGAAATATAGTCCCACACATCAAAGGCAGCGTTTTTCACTTTTCCAACAACGTTTTTTGCTCCCTCAACAGCTTTACCAAGCCATCCTGACCCTTTTTGATTCCCTTTAGTTCCATCACCATACATAGGGACATTTCCAAGAGTTTCAAGGGTTTGTTTATGCGATAATACCTGCGTTCCTTTTGGTAGATTCATCAGTGTGTCGGTTCCCGGCGATAATCCAACATGGCCAGACGGTGTTTTATATAGTTCGGGACCGCCTCCATCACCTAATATTGCGGGACCTCCCGGATGACCATTTGTACCATTCGCATATTTAGGCGGTGTCCATTTTGGGATTTTCACATCTTTTAAACCGATTTTTTCTAGTACCCAGTTAATTCCGCCCGTTACTCCGTTCACAGCGGTTGCTAATGCTCCCGCCAACATATTACCAAGACTTTTGACGCCACTAACTGCTTTAGATGCCATTGATTTAATACCCTTGCCAATCTTACCGGGCAACGCTTTTGCACCTTCAACCATATCGCCAAACTTTTTCTTAACTAGGTCCCATAGAGCGCCGGCTAATCTACCGACGTTATTCTTTACAAAACTCCAACCCTTAACAATCATTCTCCCCATATTTACAACTAGGTTTGAAGCATTTGTCGCACCGTTAACAAAGAAACTTTTTACACCATTCCACATACCAGCTACTAGACCACCGACACTCTTTGCAAGCCCCATGATTCCTTTTACGATGCGGCCTATAAATAGAAGTTGTAATCCGTTCCAAATAAAAGATACTGCTCCGAAGAATAATTGTTTTACACCTTCCCACATCTTTCCGAAATCACCTGTAAATAGCCCTGTAAATATCTTCACTATTCCCATAATGATGTTCAAAGCTCCTGTGATAACACCTTTAATATTTCCCCATACAGATTGAACAATTGTAAGTATTATCGGCATCAAGAACACAAACACCTTTTGTAAGACACTAAAGACATTCTGAAGTGCTTGGACTATTTGTGTGCCATTTTCTTTCCAAAATGCTGACACTTGATTTCCAATGGACGCCAAAAAGCTAAACACTCCCCCCAATGCTTGGCCTATGTATGGCGCAATAAATTGGACGGCAGACAATAATCCGTTGAAAATCGTACTAAACACCGGTGCCATACTTTTCATAGTTGAAATAAAACTCAATATGAAAGCTTGTACATACGGTGATACACCAGCAATGGAGGCTTTAACTGTATCAAAAACCGATTTCACTTTATCTGTTACTCCCACAATCATATCTACCGTACTTGGAGGGAAAAGCTGTGACAATATGCCGTAACCTTCTAAACGATCTCCTGTACCTTTACCTTGCATAACGCCAAATACACCCATAATCGCTTGTTTAGCAGTTTGGGCTGGACCTGAAATATTTTTAAATATAGAGCCAATCGTATTGAAAACAGGCTGCATTACTTTACCAAGACCAAAAATCACATCAGGCAATTTACTAAATTGAGTAGAAAACCATCCCATTGCAGCTTGAATATGAGGCTTTGCAGGCTCCATGATCTTTGCCATCGTTGAGCTGATTGACGATTTCATGCTATCTACAGATCCGACCCACGTATCTTTTGAATCTTTCATGATACCGGCCATCGCTGCTGTTTCGCCAGCTGCTCCTTTGGTTCCTTTCTGCATCCCCTTTACAAGCGCAGCAATTGCTTCTTCACTTTCAAAAGCCCCTTTGGAAATGACCTTTTTCAGATCCATAACATCTTGACCTGTTTCATTCGCCAATATCTTTAGAGCTGGTATACCGGCATCCATGAGCCGGTTCATTTCTTCCATAGACAAGGTACCTGATACCTGCATAGCTCCAAAGGCATCACTGATCTGTCTAAATCCTTCAGCACCTTTACCACTTGCGGCGGCGGCATCCCCAACTGCTTGCATAGTAGGTATTACATTCTTAACATCCATACCAAAAGCAATAAGATTTCTACCACTGTTTGCGATGTCTGTAAATGCATATGGTGTTGTTTTAGCAAAGGCCAGCATATCGTCTAAAAAACTTTGTGCCTTCTTCGCATCGCCCATCAAAACAGATAAAGAGGTTTTAGCCTGCTCAATAGCAGATAAACGCCCCATCCCTGTTGCGGCTAAAGCTCCACCCGATAACAACCCTAATGCTCCTGCATAGCCTTGTACAGCTGTTTTTGCTTCTCTGAATGGTGCTGTGATACCTGATTTAACACTATTGGCAACACTTCGAGACATTGAACTAACCGATGATGGGATTCTGCCAAAAACTCCACCTAACCTTGATGCGCTTTGTGTCATCTGTTGAAACTGTCCACCCACTTGGCCGCCCATACGGTTCACTTGCTGAGTTAGCGCTCCTGCATTGCTTGTACTGTCTTCTAATCTAGTACGCATTGCAGATAGCTGACTATTCGCCACTCGGATTGTTCTAGCGCTTGTGTCAGTGGATCTTGTGAAACGCATTATACTACGGCTTGCTGTGTTGATATTTGTGTTTGTTGTGCTGACACTTTGACTAGCTGTTCTCATTCCACGGGAAAGGTTTACAACCTGTCCATTTGCCAGCCTAAGTTGTCTGGTTGCTCCAGCTGCAATTTGACTAGTGTTGTTAAGACCACTACTCATTGCTTGTATTGGTCGATCTGCTCCCTGAATACTACTAAGCATACTATTTACTTGAGTATTCATTTGTTGCAATGGTTTCGAGTTAGCAATAAGTTTTAATTCTATGGCAGTGGTCCGCAAAGGTTGAGACATTTATTTACCTCCTTTCTGATTTGCTTTGTTCTTCGCTTCTATCATGAGATCAAGGGCGGCATTAGCTTCAGCGATCTCGTCAGGCGTCATATATCTAGCAACATCAAAACTGATCACTCGCTCCATCACTAGCCGCCACATGTCCCACTCACTTTTTGCTTTGTTCTTGTAATACTTCCTGTCCTTCGTCTTCCGCTGTAAGAAACGTGTCACATTCGTTCATGACCTCCTGCAAGGCTTTTAATCCTTGCTCATCCCAATGTGACCAATCTACTTTAGGACTGTGAATTACATGTTTCATGTAACCGTCATACAAGGCATCTAAATTAATAGAGCCATCACCAGCAGCTACAGATGATTGCAATTGAACTACCTTTCTTACTCCTGGATGAACGAGTGTATATGTGACACCTTTTACTGTTACTTCTTTCGATTCGCCGTATTTAGCCATTGGTTTTCTCTCCTTTAGTGGTTTTTTCATATAAAGAAAAGCAGCCTTTTCAGACTGCTTTCGTGTGTTCGTTTTCTTTTTTTGAGCCATCTTATTTCACTGTGTAATCAAAGACTTGAATTTCAAACTCTCTATCTCCGACTTCATCTGAATACTCTGCATCAGCATTCTTTTTAACAGCAGCTTTGGTCCCGCCGAATGTTTCTTTTATCTCACCATTATTCTTGATCCAGATGGGAAATTGTTTACCGTTATTTGCGTACTGGTTTAGTAATGCAACGAATGGTGAACCTTGTGACAATGTTAATGTGATAGTGCCAAGTCGATTGTTGGTAATAGCCATACTAGCTTCACCTTTAGCACTCATTTTCGTTTGGAAGTTATCTTCATCCTTAGATGCGGAAACCATAGTGCCTTCTGAAAATCCTGTTACAATTTTACCGGCCACCGTTATGGTGACGTCCATCGGATTATATGTGTATGCCATTGATTAAGCCCCCTTTAAATAATAATTTCCCCTGTGATTTCAGCTGTGTGAACCGCTCCGGCAAGCTCAAATGTAAACGACAATCCGTCATACACACGGTTTTTGCGGTTTTCGTCTGTCATTTCGCTTCGACCTTTCGATTGAACAGAATAAACAGGCTGTCCATCCTCGTCAGGTGCAATGATGCCGTTTGTGAATGCTGTTTCTAAAACATTGATAATCTGTGATTCTAATAAAGCGAACCCTTCATTTGTGTAAGGGATTTTGTCAGTAGTGCTTAGAGCGATTTGAATTGACGTCTCGATGTTAAGCTTGACCCAGTCTTTGCCGTGCAGCACGTCAATAAATTCACCCGAACCCGTAATACCCTCGCTTGTTTGATTACGGCCAGCTTTAGTCACAAATGCAATGGCGCCCGCCTTGTGGATGTTTTCCAACGTATCGACTTTGAAATCTTGTGGTGTGACACCAACGAGATTCTTAAATTTCCATGTAACAGAACCGACAGGCTTGTTTGCAATTGCTCCAATAAGCGCAGCATCCGGTTCCTCATCAACAAGCGGATGATGGAATACGATGGTCCGATCTTTTCCTGTATATTGCTCAAGCTCGTCAAATGACGCCACTTTCAAGACAACAAATTTATATGACTTCTCTTCAAAGAATTTTGAAGCTTCAAGACGATCTTCCGCATTGACAGCAGCCAGTAATACAAAATGAAAGTCTTTGTCAAAATACTCTTCTAGTGCGTTTCTAACGCTGAAAACCTGTTTAGGGTTCTCTGTATCTCCTGTTTCGAATTCATGTCCAAATGAAGCCACAGCAACCTTATTCGGCGCATTGTCACCTTGTGCAAAGATAGCCGCCGCCTTTTTGTAAGTAGCCGTGCTTTCCCCGTAGTTTTGCTTTAACGATTCTAGCGATCCGTATTCTCGATAAACACTTTCAGTTGCGCTAGTGTTTTTAACCAAGATAAGCGGAATGCCAAGACCTACAAGCGTTGTGGGCTTTAAAATATCAATTTTGACTTTTACGTCTGATAAAGGCATGTAATTACCCTCCTATATTCTCGTTATTTATGGTGACGGAATCAAAATACTCTGACTCTGCCCCGTTATGTGTTACTCGTACTCTAAACCTTGCATCAAAGCCATGTCGACGCTCATTTTCAATAGATAGAAATGTATCTCTGTTACCTGTTCCCTCCGCTTTAATAAACGCAATTCCCTTATCATAAAGAACCTGCTTCGCCTTCATTGTTCTCAAAAGCGTAGCAGTCTGTTGTGTTAAAGAAATCACTTCAATAGCATCATCGGAAATCCAAGTGAACGAAAAGAAAATATCTACATCTTCAGTGATCGCATCACCTTCGATAATTCCCCGATGTTGGGGAATATACGGGGAAGTAACGGTATATGTGCAAAAAGGATAAGCAGGCTGCTTCCCTGTTCCATTTCCCTCAATAACTTTGTGACCTGTACTGTCTCTGATGACACCAATCACCGTGCTTATAATGGACTCGTAATCAATCAAAGCTGCTCACCGCCTTTAAGATGTAACTATTGAAGTCTGCGTAATCCTCGAAAGGGTTCATAGATTCAACATGGTATGTGGCTCCTTTAAAAATCACTTTAGATTTCAAAGGGATCTCCACAGATTTGCTGATATAAAGTTGGCGGTCAAGTGTCGTTAAACGGCCACCTGATTGATAGATTAATTGACTAGGTAGAACAACAAGCGCCCCTTTTTGCTTGGTGGTTATGGGTTCACCATCTTGCCAGCGTCCGATATCATCATAATCTCCTTCACTATGCACAATGAGATCAAAAGTCACACTATATTTGCCTATGAGTTTCATGAAATTGAATTGGCTCATCACTGCACCTCATAATCAATGGAACCAATCAGCTCACCTGTATCAACAAGCGGATTTGATGATCCTTTTTGTTGAGTGGTAAATGGTTGGTTTGCTGGTGACTTCAGATCCCGGGCGTATTTTTGTATTTTGCCCTTTGTCTCAAGACCGATGGCATTCATTATGCTTCGAGTGCTGATTCCTTTTTGGACAGCTTCAAGCAGAAATTTGTCCAGCTTCCGCAGGATTTCACGTTCATTTTCATCCCAGCCTGATCTAATAAAAGAACGTTCGGGAATGACAATGTGAGTGGTGTCTTTTCGCAAATGTAGACCTTGAGAATGTAGATATGCACGCATTTTTGGCGTCACTGTGATACGTGTACCAAATTCATGCACAGCTGCAATCATGGCTTCTTTTCCTGTTCCAAGAACGCCCACCCTTGCTTTTCTCTCTCCATTACCAAGTGCGTTGACGACTTTTGGAATACGGTTTTTGTCTTTGATCTTTATACGCCCCATATCATCACCTCAACGGGCGGAACTTAACTTTCCTGTATTTTCTCCACAGCTTATACACAGCCTCGTAACGCGTATAATCACTTGTGTATGTCTTGCTCATGCCGCCGATAGATTCGGAGGAAACACCCACCTCATTCGAGCGGTCAATTTTAATCATCATGGCAATTCCTTTTTTGACTGGTGAAGGCAACTCAAGTAACCCCTCTTTGTTTAAAAAGGAGTTGTTACAATATTCTTGTGCGTATTCAATGCCATCTTGCAATTCCAGTTTAAGCTTTTCATCCTGTGACTCATCATCTAAAGGGATCTCTAAGCGGGTTTTCAACTCTATTAAGTCCATTATTCACCCCTCAGTCCAACTACTTCATATGTTAGAAAGCAGCGGCAATGTATGTCATTGGCTGCGCTGCCTGATTGTCCGGGCGCAACTGCTGTGACACCATTTCCTAGATCAAATTGTTCATTGACCTTTCTACGCTGACCTTGCAACGCCTTATGATTCGCCTTTCGAGTTTGTCGGACCCGCTCATCATCAACGTTGTTCCATACCTTCTCCATAACTATGCCTTGTTGCTCAAATTCTTCAGCTTTATTGTGCGTGGCTTTTTCTCGCACTCTGTGGGCTTCTGTACGAGCGATAACGGTCGATCTATAGTAGGAGCTATCAAATGCGTTTCTAACTCGTCTAGCAATATCAGAAAAGCGTTCACGCTCAATGAAACCTCTTTCAATTGCTTCGTTTATATCCTTCACAATCATTGCGCGATGCTTTTCCAATGCTTGCGTTAGCTTGAGTCCATATACAGCGTTCTTACGAGCTTCTTCAACTAACTTTGGCAAAGAAGGCGTTGCATTTCTTAGCTTTTGATCAATCATTGCTTCGACAACGGATGCCATCCAATCATAAGAGAAATCATAAGTGTCTTCTAAGAGCCGTATGATTTCCTTTTGAGAGCGGGTATCCAGCTTGGATGCCAAAGCAATTATTTGAGATTTCAAGGCTTCTATATCATCGAATTGATTAATGTCAGCATATGAAAGGTCTTCACCTTGATCTAATTTCTCGTACAGATCCGTAAGAGAACTCATAAATTCCTTTGAGGCTTCACGATACAGCTTTTTTAACCTTCTCATGGCCCCTCGCTCTTTAAGGTCCAACGGCTTCAAAAGCTCGTTTAAAAATTTCCCTTTATCCACCGTCATCCCCCTTATTCTTCTACTAGTTCTTCAGGAACTTCCTCTACTTCATCTTGCTTCTCGCCCTTTTTGTCGAGCTTATAGCCTAAGTCTTTGTAGATGACTTCAAAGGCTCTTTCAGTGACATCAAGTGAGTGCTTACCTTTTTTAATTTTCATTACTCACCAGCAGCCCCTTTTGGCGTGATAGCAGCGAATGCATCATCAGCTAAAGTAGTGAAACCTACTTGCATAGTCGCTCGAAGAGCAAACATTTCACGTTCAAAAAGGTTGATCGGAACATTATTCTCATCTACCACTGTAGTTAGGGTTGCGTCAGTTGAAATAGCATACTCAATATCTTGTAAAATTCCGTATCGCGCATAATCCCAAGCACCTGTAATTAATTCAGCTTTTGTTTTGTCCCAAGATTTACTGTCAACAAATCCAATTGGTAAACCTAGCGCTTGAGGCGTTGCATCTGCTGTTACTTGGTTGAACAAAGGTAAACCGTTGTTATCTTTTGACGCTCTCAACTTTTGGCGGAATTTACGAATAGTTGTAAATGCATCAGGATCTTTGTCTGCATCTTCCACTAACGCCATAACAGCAGCTAAGTCATCATAGATTGTTGAATTGCTACCTGCTCCTGTGCCTAATTCAACCTTTTGACCAGAAGTATTGATTCTTTCCATAACTGAAACACCTTTTTCAAACGGTGATTCTGTTCCGAATAATGCTGCTTGGTCAAATTTCACAGCAAAGGCTTCTCTGATAGCTGATTGCATTTGAGTAAAGAAGTCTGAAACAGTGTATCGTAAAAACTCTTTAGAAACAGGAATGATTACCCCTAGCTTCTTGGTTGTCATCTTTGCGGTGAGCCATTTAGCAGTGCTTGTTTCAATACGTTCGCCCTCTCCTACCCAGTAGGCTCCTGGTCCTTCTGCTAAGTAAGTAAAAGTCTTTTCAGGCTTTGTCATTGGCTCATATTTTGCTAGTTGTGAGATAGCAGATGTTTGCATGAACTCTTTCATAACAATTTCTGCATGCTCCGTTGGAATCTTTCCGTTTACTGCGTCTTGTAACAATACTGTTTTCGGATCAAATGTTGGCATGATAGCCCTCCTTATTTTCTAATGCTTGATTGTGAAGCTAGTTTTGCGATGTCTACACCGCCTGAATGGCTTGCACCATTACCTCGTTCAATTTCGCGGCCCGATTCTTTGAATTTCACATCTACAGCAGCTTGCACGGCAGCATTGAATGATTCTTCAAGCTTGTTTAGATTTTCCAGTGTAGAATCTTCGTTTTCTCCAATAAAAAAGTCAATAACGTCCTTTGGCAACTTCTTTTCATCAGCTGCTTTAAGGGCTTTATTGACTAAAGTTTCTCTATTTCGTGCCGCTCTTTCTGCTTCAATTTCTTTTCTAAGTTTCTCAACTTCAATTTGCTCTGGTGTTTTAGACGGGTTCCTTTTTGAAACCTCTTCTTCAACGATTTTTTCAAGGTTGTTTGCCTTCCATGTATCAAGGCCTTTGGTAAAGTGTTGATCCAAGCGCGGCTGCAAGAATTTCTTTCCTTCTTCTGTTTCTAGGAATCCTTTCACCTTGTCGACCGACACGGCTGATAGTTCTCCCACAAACGCTTTTACTTCTTCATTTTCTTTATTTTGTTCAAGAAACTGCTTAATTTCTTCAATGTTCATTATTCTTCATCCTCCAAGCCATGTAGTACGAGCCTACACGTCTAAGTTTTCCGTCTTTTCACGACTTCCGGCAGGTCGTTTGTCTAGCTCCTCATCTTCGTCAAAGCTATATATGGAATCTACTTTCGCCTCATTCATTCTTTCAAGTTCATATTGCACATCATCAACAAACGTAAGAAGTGACAGCCTTGTTTCTTCGCTTACAAGACCTTTTAGTTTTGCTGTGGTTTCTGCTTCTTCAGCAATGTTGGCAGGTAGGTTGCGCGCGAAAGTGAACCACACTTTCAGATAATCATCATTGGTGATAGATGCGTTTTTCCTCGCCCATGCTGAACATAGCAACTTGTATTGGTATCTCAAAGCAGCAGTCATTTTTCGCTCCATAGTGATACATTTATTCTCAAGAGCCATAAGCTTGTACCGCATCGCAACGCCTGTTAGATTGCCGCCAAACGCTTCATCTGAGAAGTTAACCGACTTAGAGAAGCGCATAATGTTTTCTTCCAGACGATCCAAGTGATTTTCAATCATTGTGTCGTTTATATCTTTTGTTAAAAACTTCACGTCATCGTTATCACCGAACAGCTCAAAGACCCCATGTTTCTTTAGCTTCTCAAGCGTTTCCTCGTCAGCACCAGCACCTTTAAAGATCATGTAAGCAAGTCGCAACTGCTCAATCTCATTTGAGGCGTCTGACAGCGTTCGATCATAAGCATCAATTAGAGAAAGGACCTTTTCAGCATCACCCATAAACTCATCATTGTTTGGCAAACCGAATAAAGGACAGTGGTCAAATAGATGTTTTTTTACTTCAATCTCTTGCCATCCATTCTCAAGCTTCTCAAAATAGTAAACGTGAGAAGAGTCGTAAAACTCCGCCTTTTCACGTTTGATCTGCTTTCCATCTACCCAGGTTGTCACCTCATAATATCGAAGAGCAAATTCAGGTTCAGTTATGTCATTGCCGCTACCAATAATGACCGCTTCCCACGGATCAATATTCACAGTCCTAACTTCTCCCGCTGTGTCGACATAAGCCAAGCGAGCGGCATACCCACAGATAGCCGCTTTCTTACCCAGTTCACTATCAGCATCCTCGATAGTATTTAGCAGATTAAATCTATTGATCACTTCGACTAAAGCCCCTGATTCACTTACTTGGTTTTTATCCACCTCATAAGTGATTGGATGACCAAACATGTAACCCACTTTTGTATCAACAATCTCACTATCAAAACCGTTGTTTAAGCGATTGTTTACTCGATCATCTATTCTGAGGATCGCTCCTGTTTCAAAGTCCTCTTGATGCTCAAGTGTAAAAGCATCCCTTTGGAGAATTGGCACACCCTCAATGGACGCTTTGTATCTCTCGTACTGATTGATCATTTTATCTCGCTGTTCTTTATGAGAATTTATAATCGCATCAATGACTTTGCTGTTAATATCATGTTCTCTTAAATACTGTACAAATTCATTCATTTGCTCACCTCTCTCCTTTACGCCTCATCGGTTTATTATGTGTATAGAGGGCATAACGCACTGAATCAAGCACATCGTCCCATTCTTTAACTGGATCACCCGTCTTTTGATTCCACACATACATGAATATTTCTTGTTTGAAGCGCTCTACTTTGTCTTCAACAACAAAAAGCCTGTTCTTCTTGAACAAGCCTGCCACCTCTTCTATACCAGACACTACAGCCTTATCAGCATTCAAGGCTCTTAACCTCTCACGCCTGAATCTAACAACATGTTCTGGTCGAGCGGTATCGCAATAAAAGTTCATGCTGCCGTAACGCTCTTTTATATCTTTCGCCACTTTGACCCAATAATCTATTTCTTCATGCTGCGCTGCATGCTCTTCCAAGAGATAATAATTTTGCTTATCATCCTCTCCAATAACGACGATGGAACCAAAATGCTCATACCCCCAGTCAACGCCAGCGAAGTATTTTACAAAGTTGACGTTCTCTAATTGATCTGACTTGATGTAATGCACATCTTTGTTGAAATCTTTGTATATCACGCCTTCTGGCGCAACCCAATAACCATGAATATCCCTGTCCGTAAACATGCCACTCGGTGTCGATGCCACTATACTTTCAACATATTCAGGATCAAGAAAGTTATTATCAAACAAAGAAAAGTGAAAAGCCCTGATGTTAAGGCGACCACTCTTTAATCTTTGCCCGTCTTTATCGATGTAATCCTTTTTTACGGTGTGCATTGGGTTTTCAGGGTTTGTATCCATCAAGACCATTGCGCCTTTGTATGAGCAACGGGATATAACTTCCTTCACAAATGAGTCATGAAGAGCGGTTGCTTCGTTTAAAAATGCGCCAGCTGATGTAAAACCCCTCGCTTTTTTCCAAGCATCCACATTGGCACCATCGAAACAGTAGACCCGGTTGCCGAATATCTCAATGGCATTTGCTTTGTCTAGTTTAAGCTCTTTCTCTAATATCAATTCGAGATCATTCAATACGTTACGCTTGATGGTTGCTTGAGTAGCGCCACCGATGATAAATGAAAGACCCTTGTTTTGATATTTACTAATGTGAGCAAGGAATGCTAAAAGGAGCACGAATGTTTTCCCTGCTCTTTTTGCTCCGCTGCACAAAAGGATTTTAGGACGCTCTTTTACGAAGCTGTCCCATACCTCTTTTTGCTTTTTATTCAATTCCATGTTCATTCACCATCTTTTGAAGCATTGAAGCAATTTTGTTTTCTCCACTGCCTTCACTACCGCCATCAATGGCTTTCTTAGTCTTCTCAATGTTCAAGCGCATCTGCTCCAGTTTAAGCCGTCTTTCGTCTGTCTCATGGGCTATGTTGTCGAATTGCTTTATTAAGCCCCTAAGCTCAGACATTGCCCTAGATTGAGCGTTTAGGAATGTAGCATGACGATCCCAAGCAAACTGAAATTCGTATTCTTCTTCTTCGATGTCAGCTGAATCTGAAACGACTGACTTTTTCTTTTTCAGCTCCTTGATCATTTCATCCTTATTCTCGACAAACATAATCTTCTGCGCTCTTACAATTGCTGTGAACTGAATTTGTATTTGTTCCCAAAGTAAATCAACAGGGGAAAACTCCTGAATGTCCTGCATGATCTCAAACGCTTCTGCTGGCATGTGCTTTGAATAAAATCCATGCGTCTTTGCGTTTTGGTTTCTTGCAGGAGCACCGCCGCTATTTCCGTAAGCGTTTTTGTTCCCTTTCGGAGCACCACGAATAGGAGCGCTCCTTTTCTCAATCGGAGCGCTCCCTTTAAATTCTTCATCCCATTTGTCGTTCGCTTTCCACTTTCTAATTGTGTTTGCAGTGACACCTAATTCTTCCGCAATGTCTTTTAATAAGCGGCTTCCGTCACTTTCCTTCCACAACTGAAATGCTTTGTCTCGATTCGGATTTCTAGCCCTTGCCATGTCACATCACCGCCACTCCTTTCTTTGTGTTGTTTTGTAATTTTTATTTCGTGACAAGCGCATCATCTTTTGCTGATTGATGAAGAGATTCTTTTGCGATTTCAATCATTCCAATAGCTTCTAGGTATGATTCGTTAAGGTAAATAGTCTTTAACGTCCCGTCTTTCATCTTAAATGTAGTAACATAGCTGTCTATCTCATGAAAGTTCTGTTCAATCCAATTACTCAAGCCGTTCACCGCTTCTGGGAACACGCTTTTAACTCCGCCCATTTGATCACTCCTTTTGTTTTGTTCGCTCTAAACTGCCGCCGCACTCTACCTTTAAGCCGATGCTTGGTGTAAAGAATTATCGGAAGCAGTTTACAGGAAACAAAAAAAGCACCCCGCAGGATGCAATAGATTATTTTAAATATTTGTCAGCTACTCTTTTAGAGAAAACCTGTTTGAATCTTTTCCCAATGTCTGAGTTTGAATAAGAATCGTCTGTTAGAATCATACAAAACTCCGTAAATATATCTTTTAATTCTTCGTGACTGATTCTATCTTCTAATACATCTTCAAGCGCACTTTGAAAACTCATATCATCACCTCCCGCCTTTATATCGGCAGAAAGTAAGTACATGGAACTATTCGCAAAATTTGTCGAACGAAAATCACTTTTCATCCTTTTCTTTTCTTGCCTTTACTTGCTCAAATGTTTTTAACATGTAACCTGTAACAATTCTATCCTTTCTGTCTTTATCCAAAAGCCACAGAACAATTAGAACTGATACCGTCACAAATATAAACCCTGACCATTTATTTTCATTAACATTAAAAGCGACCGTAAGAAATGCAGCGAATAAAGGCACTATTGCCATTAGATTTCTTCTAACAGGGTCTAGACTATTATCCATATGTGAAAACCTTGCTATCGCAAATTCTAGGCATTCAATTTCTAAATTATAAAGTAGTATCACATTTTTTTTATAGTAATTTTTTTCTTGACCGTATTTAAATTCTTTCAAAAAATAAGCAAGTAATTCTTTATCTCGATATGTGTAGATCACATCTTCTAATTCCTTTAATTTCTTCGTGTGGTTCTCATTATCTAATTTCTTAATTTTTTCATTTTGTCTTTTATTTTTAATTGCACGTTTATTTTTTTTACCCAACTCTACTCACTCCTCGATTTTATTATCGGATAAGATTGATAAAGTTGAGGAGTCTACGAAATTTGTCGAACGAATCCCAAGCTCGCAAGAGCAAGTGAAAATATATTAATTTGTGGTGACGCGGGAAATTATGCCTCCCCGTCCTGCCTTCAAGTTTACACTGCGGTTTTAAGTGATTTCAAATGTTGAAGAAAATTGACTTTCTTGACTTCTTTGACGATGTTGCCGATTATTTCAGTTTTGATTTTTCTAATTGTGTCTCTTGAGCATTCAAGGTGATCTGATATAGCGGTGTAACTCATTCCAGTCATCATGCAGTCATAAACGATTAAATGTCTTTCCTCTTGCATTTGGTCCACGGCTTTATTAAGGAAATTAGCAATAGCTTCGTATTTGAGCAGTCGCTTTTCTCTGCGGTCAAGATGTCTTAGTTCAGCTTGGCTTATTCCTGCTGATCCTTTAGGCATTGCAGCTTCATCACCGTATGTTGCCGTTAGCTTTTGACCTCCTGCAAATTCAACACGATTCAGGAGCCTAGTGAGCCTGTCGATCTCTCGTAGCATAAATTCATAGTCTCTAATCCATTCTTCTACCTTCCAAGCAATCATTTGATCTGTCATCTATATTCCTCCCGTTATTTACGCTTGTACGCCCCGCCTTTGGCTCTTCTCAGTCTCTGCATGTTTTGCCCCATGAGTTCACGTATCTCTCTTTCTGTAAGCTCCTGCGGTCGTTTCTTCGGCTTATCCTTCTTCATGGCCGCTCCTTTCCGACAAATAAAAAACGGACACCAACCAGCACCCTAAAAAGGTGTTGATCAGTGTCCGCAGGCTCTCCGTCTTGGACTTATTAAATTACTTTTTCAAACTCCCGCTCAAAATCATCAGCAAAGCATCTATACGTGTTTCCGTTTTCCCAAACAATAAATAATCCTGGTTGAGTAACTAACAATTCTTTCTCTTTTACGATGTACAATAAACCGCCTCTAAATCTTACTTCCAATACATCGGGACGAAGGTCCAAAAATTCTATGATGTCTTCACGGTTTTTCCCGGTCCATTAAATTGCTTCAACCTCAATGACAACTGGCTTCTTTCTATATTTCATTCGAAGACCTCCGACCTTGCATATCTCAATAATTCGTAATCCTTTGCGCTGATATTCACATTTGCTTCACCACAGTGAGCACAATAGATGTTTCCCGGATGATTAAGCTCGTCAATGTATGTCCATTCATCGCATTCTTCACAATAATAGCTGTGCAAGTCTTCTGCTGTCATTCCGCTACCTCCACAAGCTCAAAGACCTCAGGTGCTGGTGTTTCACCTAGTAACCTGAAAGACTCTTGTTTTAAATTCTCGAATGCGGTTGAAAGATGCTTTGACCTTTTCATTTCTTCTAGCAGCTGTTTCCCTATTGCTTCGAAAGCTTTCAAAGACTCCGTTTTTGATAATGGCTTTTCTGGCAAGTCCATTACTAGCGCGCCTGTCGTTATTTCTGAAACTTTTAATACATTGTCTATTGGTGTTACACAGAACCGGTATTCACCGACTTTTATTTCATGGCCTACTGCTTGTTGCCAATGACTTTTAAAATTCAGATGAAATGTCATTGCTTGAGGATCGACAGTAATTTTCATTTTCGCACCTCGAATGACGGCGTATAGATATGGCCCTTAACGCCTGTCCAATTGCTGTTTTTGTAGATCGTCATTTTGATACGGTGCGTGCCAGCAGTGTGATTGACTGTGTAAAATTCCTTTGCTGGTGTAGCTGTTTTGAAAGAACCGACCAAGCTAAACCGCTGATCTTTCCATTTGCCGCTCACCTTCTTTTGTAGCGTGAAGCGATAGTATACTGTTTCATTCCCTGTTTTACGTGCTGTCACGTCGATTGATTTAGCTCTCGGCGTGTAAGAATTGGCATCCGTTGATACGCTGACCGTATGCCCTCCAATTGTTTTATATCCGCTCGTTACCGCCTGAGCAGACGGCGCATAAAGCACCGCAGCCATAATAATAGTTAGTGTGATTAGTAGTTTTTTCATACTGAAACCTCCTTTGAAAGTCCTCTGCGCTCCATAGTCGAAATTGATTTTGGATCAATATCATTTAATATAAATCTACGTCCAGTGTTCACAGCCAACAACCAGTTCCTTGCTGTTTCCTGAGACAAACTCAATGATTTCGTTATTCTCAATGTCTGTAAATACTGCAAAAGGCTGTTTGCGACTAAACCCTTGTTCATGTAGATAAACCTCGTCAATTCCAAGCACTCTTGGAGCTATTAGAACCCTTTTGAATATCCACAAATGTTAATTAAAGCATATTCTGCGTCTTCTCTTGTATCAAACCTTGCGATACACTTACCTTCTTTTAATTTTCCACTTGAATAAGTACCACTCCATCTAATCGGTCTAATATAAAATTTACCTTCAATATCCTCACCTATTTGTAGTACCATGTCTGAATTAATCCATGAATATTTTTTTAAATTACGCAATTCCATTTTCGTTAGCATTGAATATCCCTCCATCTTGATTTACAACATCCCCAAACTCTTCATATACTTGTTCTAAAAACGTAATTGCGTCAAAATTATATATTTTATTTTGATCTATCATTTCCATTTTCCTTTCTCATACACTTGTATCCATGCCTAGTAACATTTCATCTTCATTCCCCTTTCTTATATCAAGCTTCCGTCTACTGCCAGCATCATTTCTCCTTCGCTGGTTAAATCCTCAAGGACTTCTTCAAATGGTATTAATTCTTTATCTTCTCCAGGAATGCGGCTGTATTTTGCTGCTGCATATAGTGCCGCTACTTCTTTGATGTTCTCTGTAAGTTCTCCATCTTCATCATCAGCGACAACATCAGTATAAATTGTCATAGCATTCTCTTCTGATGCTAAACTAGGGTCCAAGGTTCGAATTACATCTAGGTTTCTTGTGTTTCGCTCGTCCGTTTTTTTCAGTTCGTCCTTTATAAATTCAACCGCTTCCCTAAGCGTTTCAAATTCCTTTAACACATGTTCACTCATACCGTTTCCTCCTAAGCCGCTAGGCTTCTATATAGTGGTTGAAACCACTCTTTTTCTTTAAAAAATTACTTTTATTTCAAATCCTTCCTCACCCATTTTTTAACCATAACTTCTTTAAGCTCGACTTCAAAACACTCAACCTGATCATCGTATTCCCACGGACTATCTTCTTGTAACTCTGTAGCGCCTTCCTCGTAAGTCGTCTCATAAAACTTGTCTTGATATGCAAACACTATGCGATAATGAATACTCCATCTAGATGTTTCAACAATTTCTTTTAATACTGCATTAAAGGGTAGGCCTAGATGGTCAACAAGGTAATTTCTATCCAATAGGATTTTCATTAGAGACTACCCCTCTTCCTTTGCAATGTTTACATTCAATTAAGGGCTCGTTGATATTTGCCATTAGTTCATCTAAAAAAACTTTAATGTTATTTTTCATGTCCTCAACATTTTCTCCACAGAACGGTTCAACAATCGGGTAATTTTGATAAGCTTTTGGTGCAACTTCATAAATGATTGCTTCTTTTTTTGTTCGCAGCCTTTTTTCTAGCTTTGGCTTCCTGCGTTTATACATACGATTTAAGTCAACAACGTATTCTTCATGTTCGTAAAGCTCAACCACTTTGTTAACAGTTAAACAAAAATCATAATCAGAAGTGATTCTTGCATATTTAGGATTTATGTTTGCATTAACATGATTTCTGATAATGTTATAACTTTCTTTGTGTGACAGGTAGCAAGGCTTTGTTTCAAGCATCATCGGATGTGTTTGAATTTTATCTAATAAGTTATACTTCAAATTAAATTCCTGTTTCCCTAGTTTTAATTCTCCATCAAATTCTTCAAGTACATTTAATTCGAAATCAACTTTTTCATTCTTTTGAGGCTCTTGGTCAAATTTCAAATCATATAGACCCTTTACTTCATAAAATTCACTACCTTCATCTATATAAGAAACATTGATAACTTTGGGCGTTAATTCTGTTTCTTGAAATTGCTCTTTCAATTCGTATCTATAATTAATTCTTTTAGCTGCCAATTTCTTTTCAATCGTTTTTGGTTGTTTATCTAATTTAAACCAGTCTGATTTATAAGTTTTCTCAGCCTTTTCTCCATCAAACAGATAACCTTCTAACTGACTACGAAAGTATGTCTCGCCTTGAATGTTGTCAGACACCAAAAAACAGTTATTTGTTTTAATACCAATCAGCTTCATAAAAATTCCCCTTTTTAATTTTATTTTTATCCTTGTAAAATCCCTGTTTTTTATCCAATTCCGCTCATCAACCCAGCGATCGTTATAATCCCCATGAAGCCAAGCACCGTGAGAATGACAGGCCCGTTCGATTCCCTTTTCGCCATGACGACATTGCCCTCTATGACCAAGTCATCGTTTTTGCGTACCAGCATGGGCACCACAAATTCAGGAACTCTAATTTCAGCAGCTGCATCATCTATTGTCATTGCTTGATTTTTGCAGGCTTTGACGGCCTGCGACAGTTCGACATGTTTTGGTAGACTCATAATCTTTCAACCTCCGAAGAAGAATTATTTGATCTTGTAACCTATTTCATGGTCAACTCTTGCAAAGTGACCTTTAGCAGTTTGAATGATTGTTTTTCCGTGTTCAGGTGCGTCTGTGATGTGGGCAGTACCTTCGGTGCCGTCAATCACGATAATGCGGACCTTACCAGGTTCTAAATTCTGATCAATGGTTGTAGCAAAATCCTTTATTTCTTTTGGCTGGTTCATCCGCTTCGCCCCCATGTGTTATAATTAAAGTGTTGGATTTAATTAGCACTGGAGCAGCGGCTTCGGTGTTTTTTTATTTGTCTCTGACATACGGATTCATGAGATCAAAAATGATCAGCTTGGGCTTCAATTCTTCACGGTAAACGATTGGATGCTGATTGATATAAGCTTGTCTTTCCTCTTCTGTCATCTTCCAAGTGACAACCGGACCATGCTTTCTAACGTTTTCCTTTTGCATTTATACATCCTCCAATCTTCGGTATTTCCGCTCCGCCCATCCTTTTACAATCTGATCCAAAGCGGCTTGAGCATCGCTTGAACTGCTTGCAACGTGTCATACAGGCCATAAGCTTATCTTCCTTTTGAACCCACAACGGACGATCGTCTGCTATTACCACGTTTAACAGTTGGTTTCCCCGCCTTCCTTTTCAGCTTTTTGAGTTTGTCCAGTTCGATGAATCCAAACGACCGATCAAAAGCAATGACCTTTAGCGGCGTATCAAATTTGCGTTCATAAAGCTTTCGCTTGATAGCAAACTCTTTCGTTTCCATGCCTTTAATGTCGATTATTTCTTTTGTTCCATCGAGTTTAGTGATCTCGAAGTCTGCAATATATTCAATCTTCCGAAAAGTCTTGTCATGTTTCTTAAAGGCTTCTTGAAGCTCAAAGCGTGGTTGCAATGAAAAGTCTTTTATCTGTTTGGCTTGCTTGAGCCATTTAAGATGCTCATAGTATTTGGCTTCTGCCTTGCTGTCGAAGGTGATGCCGTCTACTACCGTTTTGCGTGCGCCGTATTTATTGGACATTTGCCCTCTCCTTCTTTTGCTTCTCAATATCCATTTCGGACATTCCGCAGTCTGCACAGTATTCAAATTCAGGTAATTGTAAATGGTCTTCTCCCAACCATGAACCGTAACTCATTTCCATGTGTTTATGTTCACAGGATTCCTGACGTTTCTTATGCTCAATCATTGCTTCTCTCTGTCTAACAACTGAACAATACTTAGTTTCATGTAACTTAGCACCGTGCGGCGTAAGAAGACGTTTTCCGCACTGTTCACATTGATAGAGTGTTTGATCTTTCAATACTTTTGCCATTCTTCACCCTCGCTTTCCGTTGCTGGAAGTGCTTTTTCAGTTCGGCAACGAGCTTTGATTTTTCTGTTTCAGTTAGGTTGGTTCGTTTCAGTAGTTCAGTGATACTAGGGTTCATTGCTATTGTTTTGTGTTACCTCCCGTCATCCCGCATCCATTGCAGGAGCTTCCTTTCTCTTGATGATGCCGTGAAAGCTATAGTGATTAGTGCGGCCATCGTCTTCATGCTGTCTTTCCTTCCAGCGCCCTTGCTTCGACTAACATTCTGTCTAACATTTCAATGACTGGCTTCAGGCTCTGTTTACGTCCTGTGGTGTTACATTCAGGGCAGGGATAGTAGCCCGCCATGAAAGCATCTTCGTTTATGACGACTTTCTCGTCATTGCATGTTTCACACATTTAAACCGCTCCTTCTAACCGATGATTTAGTTTTATGTTCTTCTCAATAGTGACCGTGTAGTTTTTTACCATTTCATAGATTCTTGTTGCAAATGCTTCGTCAATCTCCAAGAGCTGGTTTAAATCAAGTTCAGATGAAACCATGATTGGCTTATAATTCAAATAACGAAAGTTGACGATCTCTTGTATCTGTGTGAACTGCCACGGTGTCACTTGAGGTACACCCGCTTTGGGTTTGAATAGGTCATCAATGAACAAAACATCTACGGTCTTTAGAAGCTCCAGCTTGGCTGCTAATTCATCAAAATCTTTTCGTAAATCGGTCATCCCCTCCAGATAAGGGAAATACATAACAGATAATTTAAATCGTTCTATGAAGCCATTTGAAATGCTTGTGAGAAGATGAGTTTTTCCCACACCTGACTGACCAAGTAGGGCGATACTATTTTGTCTCGTCTCTCTAATCTCCTTAAATTTCTGAGCATATTCAAAAGCACAGTCATACAGCTCTTTAACCTCATCCGGCTTTTTTTCAAGAGAGAAGTTTTTAAAGGTTAGTTTCCTGAATCCTTCTGAGATGTTGCTGGCACTCATCAGCTTCATTTGCCTTTTTCGCGCCGCTCTTTCAGCAACGCATGAGCATTGACGGGAAAAGGTTGTTTTCCATTCCTTCGCCTCTTGAGGGCTACATACTTTGCCAGCAAGAAAGTCATCTTCACGAACCATTTCATGAGCTGCTAGATCAAAGCGTTTCCCCTCGTTTTTCATGCGCTCTTCTGTGCTTTTGTGAATCCGATACACGATAATTCCCTTGTCCTTGCACTCATTGCATTCATGCTTTTCTTCTGTGACGGCCGGTGCCGAAAATTGGCGTGACTTTAGATTGGCCTTCATTCTTTGAAACACTTCGTCCAGCGTTGCCTTTGGCATCCTGCTTGCCTCCTTTGTTGATTGGTCTGTACAATACCGCCGACACCCAATTGATTGATTTCCTATCCTTCTGAACGGCTTCTTTCATGATCTGCAAAACTTTCTCTTCCCCGTGGTCATCAATGAATTGACCGATTTTTTGGGCATTAATCGGGCTTAATGTGCCACCAAAATGACTTTCAAAAAAAACGAATGGGTTCATATGTTGCTCGCCCTCCTGTCGTGTTGGTTTTTCTTCTTTTGGCTTTTCAGGTTCTTCATCAGGTACAGGGGCAATGCTTGCTGTATTTTCTAAACTAATAATGCGATAACTGCCCGCTGATTTACCTTTAGGCTTGTACTCAATGCGTCCATGCTTCATTAAAATATCTCGATGCTTATCCATGGTATTTTCACTAACCCCTAACCGCGAATAAAGACGACTGTTGGACACTGTGAACCATTCTTTCCATCTGCAATTGTTGTTTATATCCATCAAGTGAAACCACAATGCTTGAGTGGTGGGCTTTAGTTCTGTTGTTTCAAGCCACCGCATGAAGCCGTTTATTTCTTTTAGGTAGTTCAAGCCCCTACCTCCTTTCGCATAGAGCTGTCATTCCGTCGATGCGGACAAGCTGTAAATTCGGTTCAGTTCTTTTGATGTAACCCTCGACATAGTTTCGGAACAACTCAGACCTATTGGGTGCCCCTTCTGTCATCCATACATAACAGAAGGGAATAGGTACTCTAATTGAAAGGGAGTTCGTCATCTTTTATATCAACCGTTTCGCCGTCAAAAGGATCGGCATCTTTTGCGCTTGGCTTTTCATCAGCATCAATGATTTCCGTTTCCGGCATTTCCTCCGTAATGTCGATGCGCTCACGCTGTTCTTCTCCGTCTTCTTTCAGGGCCGACTGCATTTCAACCGACAAGATGCCCCACTTGCTCAAAATTGCTTTTAATACCGTTTTGAGTGCCATAGCATCCCAATCGTTTTTCCAACCGAAATCGGATTTACTAAAACGTTTTTTATGTTTTTCAACGTCCGCTTTTGGCCAATAACTTGTTTTTCTAAAACCGTTTAGTAGCTCAAAATATGCGGCATATCCAATGACCGAATCTGACTTTCTTTTTTCAAAATCAATATCTAGTTCCTCAGTTAAAGGGTTCCACTTTTGGAGTTCTCCCTCACGAATAGGTATACAGTTGATAAACTTGTATTGTCCGGTTCTTAAAGCAAGCTGGATATAACCTTTGTAGCCTAGTTGAAATTGCGCTTTTCCACCGTAGGGAACAATCCAGGCATAACCCAAGTTCTTATCTACTGGCAGATCAAGCGTAGCCGCTACCATTGCAGATGAAATGACGCTCATCGGCTCCGCTTTTTGAAGCATCTTCTCGCTGTTATATAGACCTAAAATTGACGCTGTGAACTGTGGTGCTCGCTTCCCTAAAACCTCTTCAAAACGGTTCATGACTGTTGGTGAAGAAAGTAGTGATTTTAGTGTTGTTCCTTGTGATGCGGGTGCCGCTGCGTTATTCTGTCGATTCTGTATGTTGTTTTTTAATGATTGATTAGTAGCCATCATTCGACCTCCTTGATTGCGAAACGTCTTGATTTCGTTTCTTTTATGACTTTTTGGTAAATATCAGGAAAGTGCTCTTTCAGTTTGTTTGTGTCTACTCTGTTAGAAACAACAGGCTTCCAAGTTGCTTGATACTTCCCAACAAACCCCGTTTCAGCATCTTTCAATTCTTGCTTGATTTGATTCTCAAGCTCTTTCGCTTGCTCTTGTAATGCAGAAATCTCTGCTTTAAGTCTTAGATAGTGCTGGATGCGCTCTTTATTTGCGCTTGTGAGATCAATAATTTTGGTACTATCTGATTCAGCGTATTTCTTCTTCAAGAACTCTTCGGCTGCGCTTGATCCGTCTAATGCTGGAGCAACACCGCCTAACACATGGTCATTCCAAAAATTCACGACAGATGAGAAGATCATGTTAATTAATTCTTCATCACGCTCAACTTCTTTCCACACAAACCGATTACCGCCAATTAGTACAGCGAAGTAACCTTTTGTGTATTCAGGGCCTAAAATCCCTAGATAGTATTGAACCTGAACAATGTAACTGGCGGGAATTTCATCATCTATCCATTCCTTTGCGTTATAGGCAGATGTGGTCTTGCATTCGAGAATGGCTTTTTCACCAACGATCATGCGGTCGATGTTTGCTAGAATCATAGAGTGTTCAGGATGCTGTAAAATGGCGTTTTTCTTACGAACCTTTTTGCCGCTCCTAATCTCAAATTCTTTCGCCACAATGTCTTCAAGAATCGTTCCGAAGTATGCTGCGTCACTCTGCTCATCATCCAGCAAGACTTGCCCTGTCTTTTCAAGCCATAATTCAAACGGCGTTTTCCATTTACTCAAGCCAAGCACAACAGCAGCATCAGACCCACCTATGCCCTTCTGACGAGAGAGAAGCCATTCCTCACGGGACATTTCAGCTGTAGATGAAAGGACCTTCGCTTGCATGGTTACATACCTACCTTTTGGCGATACGCAGCTTGTCCTAGCTGAATGTATTTTTGTTTGGCTGCTGCGTTAGGGAAATTAAACACAGGTTGTCCTTTTTTGTAGTCGATCCAACCACCTGCCTGCTCCAAACGCTCTTGCGCTTCACGGCGGTGATCAAAGCTGATTTGAAATTTTGACATTGTGTATACCTCCATTGAATTTTTGTAGAAAATTTGGTATACTGTCCGTAACCAATCAGAAGCAGTACACCTTAAAACTCGCTATGCCAAGCGGGTTTTTTTATTTGTTTTCGTCTTCCTCTTCATAGCCATCGCGCTCCGCTTCATCTTTCCAATGACTCTTTGGATAACCAAAGCTATTAATTTGTGTGATCATCGGATGCTCAATATTCAATGGTTTCAGCCCCTTCATTTCGTTTGACAAGCTCCAGACGCGCACCATGTTTTTTCTGTATTTCCTCAGCCGTTCTGATTAAGCGCCCCTTGTTATTCATCCGTACAAGATCCTCGCTAATGTTTCTAATACTGCCAGCCATACTTGCCACTTCTTCGTAATTGCCGTCACGTAATTCTTGATGAGCAAGATGTAAAAGCTGGTTTATACAATCAATCGTTGCCTTTGCTCTCGATACGTCTCCGCTTAAAAACTGTTTTTCAATCATGCTCATGCTAGAACCGCCTCTCTATCCTGTCTTTTGTGCATTGCCACCTCTGCGACAATGGCCTTTTTAGACCATTTTTCCGTCAGTTCTTGTATTTGCAAACCAAACTCTCTCGACATTGAGTACATGAGCGTCTTGTTTGCCTGCGTTAGATCATAAATCTGCTTTATCGCCTGCATTGGAAGCTCCCCATGTTTCCCCGGACGGGTATTGTTCAACCACTCCGCAAGCTCTTTAGTTGCTTGCTTGGCATCTTCCATTTCATGGACTAAGTTGATCAATGCCTTATGAGCACAATCATTTAGGGCGGGATTAATTGGTGCGGCTGCCATTGGGTGAAGCTTGAAAATGTAGTGTACGAGATCAATATGTTCGTATGCTCCGCAAGCTTTGAACCAGTTGATGCACAATTCAGGTGTAGGTCTGACATAACCATTTTCAATGTCTGATACATTCCTCTGATCACGCCCTCCAATTAATGTGCCTAGCTGATACTGCGAATATCCGGCTTCCTTCCTTACTTTTCTAAGAATTTCAGGTAAATTCCGCTGATTATACGGGCTGTTCTGCATTTGTTCCCATCCTTCTTTATACGATTTTTATTGGTAAAATTTATTAATGAAGGGATACAGCAGGATCTAGGAAACCCTGCGTGGAACCCAGTTAACAATGTAATTAACAGCAACTTGCATGTCTTTTCTCTTTAAATCTTTATAGCTGGATACGGCGAAACGATCTTTAATTTCCCGATGAAGTTCGCTGAAAAGCCGCTTACGCTCTGATCCATCTTCTGTAAAACTGTAAACCCTAGAAGCAACGGCTTTTTGAATCCGTCTTTGCTCACCATGATCAAGTGTGATCTGCTCATCCACTTTGGTGTCCAATTCAAGGATTTTCTTTTCATGTGTGCTTAATTTCTTAGACATCTCGTCTTGTCGCTGTGATGTCTCCAACAAGAGTTTAAGGGACTCAATGCGCTGTTCTCTTTCGGTTAAAGGTTTTGGAACACCAAAGTGACCATTCTTTCTAATTGAAGGGATGACTTCAATTGCCAGCCAGTCTTGAAATTGTTCTGCAACTTCGTTAGATGCTTTAAACGCCAGCTTGTACACAAGTGGTTCAGGAATGAAATCACCTCTCCCCACTTCTGGGGAATTTTTCGGAAGGTATTCATTCACTCGCTCCCATCGAATGTACTGTTTGTTATTTTTCTCTTGGACAAACCCTAGAGATTTCGCAACTTGTTCAGCATCAAAAATAATTAAATCACCTTCGATTTTTGCTGATACTTCAAACATTTCATTTTTAAATAACTGTGGGTTGTTCATGCGGTAGTGACCTCCTGAATGTAAGATGAATTATTCTTAATCCATTCAAAAACTTCATCTCTTGGGTACCTAGCTTGAATTTGAGTGAGTTTAGGAAAATCAGGTCTAGCTGTTATTTTTGATACCGTTGGTCTTTTGACTGAAAGAATTTGTATTAAATGATCGACATTTAAAACGGGTGGATACGAGTATTTTTTCATGCCGTCTTCAACGCCTTTTTCATAAGCTTCTTGGAAAAGCTTTTGCATTTGCTCTTGAAACACGGTGGCTGTCATTTCATCAAAAGTGATAACTGTCTGTGGCATGTCATAACCTCCTATTGGATTTTTCTACCTTTCAGCCGATATTATCTCTGAAAGGTGGTGAGTATTAATGGGCATACCTACACATGAAAACAAATTTGTTAAATCCTGTTTAAGATGCAAAAGAGAAATAAATGATTTGCAAGAAGACCATGTATACTGTACAAAATGTGCGTCTCCATTAAGAAATGAATGCACAGCAACTGATCATTTCACAGATGGGCAAGGAGTATCTTTCCACTCTGGTGATGACATTTATATCTTGGAACCAGACAATGCATTTTGTCCTAAATGTGGTTCAGAATCTCTATTCAACCAACGAGGTCTAATCGATGTTGAATATCCAAGAGCAGAAGTAGTAAGACAGCAAATCATCACATCAGATGAAGATTTGCCATTCTAAGAATGCAAAGGTAGTTTCGATCCGCATCGAGTGCAAAAGTTAGCATCTAAAATATGCTTATCTTTCTTGCACTTGGTGCATTGAATTAACTTCGAATCAACTTGAAACGTTTTTTTGTTTTCCATGCTCATGCTCCTTTCAAATTGAATTAGGCTGTGTTAGTCTGAGAATCTTGTCCTTTTTGATTAAAAAAAAGAGCCTTTATATCCGTACCTAAAATTTCACTGACTTTAAACGCATCATCCATTTTAGGTTTAGAGTAACCATTCTCCCAATTAGAAATAGTTGATTTCTTACAATTGAGTTTAAAAGCAAGTTCTTCCTGCGTTAAGCCTTTGGCTTTTCTAGCTTGAACCAATTTTAGATTTTTCATCTTGCTCACCACCTTTGTATAAGATTCTTGTACTTGTTGTTTTCATTATAGGTATAAGATTCTTGTATGTCAACATAAAAGTATGAATTTCTTATACTTTTGTTTAATAAGCTTTTCTTTATAGTACAATAAACTTGTACTTTTAAATTGGAGGAAACTGTCATGCTCTCTAAAAGATTAAAGAGTGTCAGAAAGAATAAAGGATTAACACAAGAAGAATTGGCTAAACGTGTTAAAACAACAAAAGGAACCATAAGCAATTATGAAAACGGACATAGTACGCCATCTAATGAAATGCTTAAAGATTTAGCTGACGCATTAAATACAACCACTGATTATCTTCTTGGTAGAACTGAAAACATTTCCACGGAACAAGTTGAATATGATTTTAACGATCCTGATTTACAGATCGCTTTCAAAGATGCGTCTGACTTTTCCGAAGAAGCTAGAAAACAAACTATAGACTTTATCAATTACATTAAAGAAAAAGAAAAGAAAAGTGGCCGTACTTTTAAAAAAAATAAAGACCGCAACAAATAATTCAAAAATGCTTACATGGAATATATATTATTATTGTTTAGTTTAATTAATGCTGAAGGTTTTGCCTCAATTTTTGAGGTGAAGTCTTAGGTTGAATGACTGTTCAACCTCAAAATTTGCGGTAGAGTCTACAATCATTTTTTTGCAGTAATAAAGGGGCGTTATTTAGATGAGTGAAAAGAAGAAAAAGAATCACAATCAAATTGTTGCAGAATACATAGAACGGCATAATTATAAAAAAGGAGACTTAACAAACGGCAGTATAAAGGGGTATGGAGCATTAGATATTACATTAATATCTGTACACAATGTAGGATTTGATGTCTTTTTAATGAAAAATGATAATGTTCATAATGTGGAATCTTTTAAGTGGGAACAATTTTCACAAACAGATATTGATAAATTTGCTCTTAGCACCGAATTTGCATTGACTGGTGAAAAAGAAATCACTTTAAAAATTGCAGATGACAAACCCTTTTACTCACAACTTGAAGAACACAATATTAAGATGATTCTCAAAAAAAGAAAGTGGCAAAATAAAATTTTAGGGTTCCGCTCTCAAAGTAAATTCAAGATGATTATTGCAACGATAACATACTTAGCAGCACTGTCATTAATTGTAGTGCCTATCATTGCATACAACCTCCCAGGCGCTAAACAAGAACGTGCAGCCATTGAAGAGGCTAAAATAAAACAAGAAGCAGCCGAAAAGGAAGATAGAGAAAAAGAAGCTGTGGAGGCCGAAGAATTCAACAAAAAACAGGCCGCTAATAAGAAAGAACAAGAAGAAAATATTAAAGAATTAGAGATTGATACTAAAGATCGCCTTAAAGAATATGTAGACAATAGCGATGGCCTATTATTCAAAATCGAACCTATGACTAACAGTTGGGAACATGTTTATGCATTTGTATCAGAAAATTTTAAAACCATGTCTTTAAATGAAAAAGAATCATGGGTTAACGAAGCTGGATTGGATATTAAAAATAGAATTAAAGGCGGCGGAATAGCTGAAGATCCACGAGTTTATTTTGTTTATAAAGATCAATCAAAACTAGCGGTTCCCGATACATTCAATGAATCTTATAAAATTGAAGATTAGCCTATTAAAAGGCTTTTCTTTTCAAACAAAAACAGAACATACATTCTTATTTTAGGGGTGGACAAATGAAAGGACTATCTCATTTAGAAGAAGAAGTGAAGAAGATTTATACAAAAATAAACATGCTTACACCTGAAGCAATTGATATGGAACTCATGGCCGCTTCATTAAAAATATGGCTGCATTTTGAAAGAAGGCCTAGTTTCGTTTTCTGTGTGAATGACTCATACAGCATGGTTATTGATAAACGTTTAAATAAAAAACAACAATGGGAAGATTTTGGTCATGAGTTATGTCATGTAATTAAGCACTATGGGAACCAATTTGATATGCACAAGCTCTTTCGAGAATTGCAAGAATACCAGGCTAATAGTTTCATGTATCATTTCTGTGTCCCCTCTTTTATGCTTCAAAAACTGAACCTGCCTTCTTTGCAATCTGAAGCGATAAAGTTAATTGGAGACACCTTTAATGTGACTTACTCTTTTGCCGCTGTCCGCTTAGAAATGTTTAGAAGAAAAAGCTTTGCTTTTGCTTTATATGAGAATTCCTTAAAACAAATTAATTGAGGAGGATTAAGCATGGGAAGACTTCAAAAATACGAGACCAAAAAAGGCGACCGCTGGATGTTTATAATTGAGGATGGAGTAAATCCCCAAACAGGCAAACGGCAAAGAATTGTAAGAAGAGGCTTCACTAAAAGAAAACATGCAGCTGATGCTATGATCGATTTGGAATACATTCTCGGCAAGGCAAAATTAGACTTAAAAAATGATATTACATTCAAAGATATGGCCGCTGAATGGTTAGATGTTTACAGTAACACGGATAGAAAAATTAGCACCATTAGAGTTAGAAAGCATGAAATTGGTCATTTAAATACATTCTTCGGTTTTCGTAAGCTAAAGGATATTACTAAAAAAATGTATCAGGATGCTATAACCAATTTGAAAATCGAGAAGAAGCTATCAGAAAACACGATATCTGGTATACACGGTACCGCAAGAATGATCTTCAAACGAGCTTTGGAACAAGATTTGATCTTTGTTGATCCATCTGCGTTTGCTTACTTGCCAAAAGATAAGAAGACTGTCGAAGAAATAGAAAATGAAAAAATAGAAGAAAAATACTTTGAGAAGAATGAATTAAAACACTTTTTAGATACAGCTTATCAATTAAATTTTGAGTATTACGTTATGTTCTATTTGTTAGCTTGGACCGGTTTAAGAGCTGGTGAGCTTGCAGCTTTAAAGTGGTCAGATATTGATTTCAAGGAATGTACCATCAGTGTTACAAAAACTTATTACAACCCAAGCAACAGCACAAAAAAATATACTCTCTTACCTCCTAAAACTAAAGGTTCTATTAGAAAAATTGACGTTGAAAGTGAAGTTCTACAAGCTCTAAATAAATTTCGAATCCAACAAAATGAAATAAGAATGCAGATGAAACATGAATGGCACGATCATAATTTTGTTTTCGCTAGAATTAAGGGACCTTATTGGGGATATCCTCACTTTATTAAGACTATTGAAAATAGGTTTAATGCAGTTCTAAAAAAGTCAGGGATACAGAAGAAACTAACTCCTCATTCTTTAAGACACACCCATACTTCACTTCTTGCTGAGGCTGGTGTGGATCTTCAAAGGATAATGGATAGACTTGGACATACAGAAGATCAAACAACAACCAAAATATACCTTCACATAACAAAAGACCGAAAAAAAGAAGCTTCTCAAAAGTTCGGAGAACTAATGAAAAGCCTCTAA